TACATCAGAAAATACCAACTTGAATACCAACAATTCAACAAGTTCTAACACAAATACTAACAACAATAACAATGTTAGTTCATCAACTTCTGATGTTACAACGAGCAACCAAAATGTGAACACTAACAACAACACTTCACAAAATGTAAACACTAATAATTCTACAAGTCAAAGCTCACAAAAAGTAACACAAAGAGTTAAATCGCCTCCCCCCTCCGCAGTGGCTCCATCCATCATGTCCTATTCCCAAGACCTATGCACTTCGGGGGCTTCATCGGCAGTCCAAACTCAGTTCTTTGGTGTATCTACTGGAAGAAGTGTACGAGACGAAAACTGCGAACGCTTGAAACTCAGTAAAGGTCTCTATGACATGGGAATGAAAGTCGCAGCCGTTGCTTTACTTTGTGAGGATGCTCGTGTCTGGAGATCGATGATGCAAGCCGGCAGTCCCTGCCCGTATAAAGGTAAGATAGGCGAAGAGGCAAAAGTTGCATGGGAACAAAATCCAGAAGACAGACCAGACTGGAACGAAGTAAAAAAAGAACTTACTGGTTATGAAATAAAAGCATATAGAAAAGGTGACTTCTGTAAGAAGTATCCTAAGCACAAGATATGTTCAGGCTAATCACACTATTATTTTTAACGACATCTGCATGGGCAACTGATCCTGTATTTAACATTGGTACTGATCCTATCATTGATATAACTGGAACCGGCACTGGATTAAGTCTTGGCGATGATTCGATGTCAGGTCTCAAAAATATCGGTTTCGATTTTACCTTCTATGATCAGACTTTTGATCAAGTAAATATATCTATGAACGGATTCTTTACTTTCCAAGATAACTTCTCTGTACCTAGAAGTAGGAATTACAGATCAGAAACGCTACCAGCTAGTTCATTTAATTACTCTGTTTTTCCTGCATGGTCTGATTTTATTAGAAGATCTAGTGGCAACCAATCTCCCTACATACAGACCTTTGGACAAACAGCAGACACAGATCAATATTTTGTTATTATGTGGGACAATGTTTCTGAATACAGTAATGGGTTAAAGAGTACCTTCCAAGCTATACTATATGAAACGACTAATGAAATTGCTTTTAGGTATGATGAGTTACGCATACAAAATCACGACATAACAATAGGATTACAAGGTAATAATGAAGCTGTAACATATTTGAGATATGAAGACACTGGAAGTACAACCTTTATTGAAACAGATGATTTTAGTGTAAGCACAGCTATTGATGAGTCTTTTAGCAACCTTTCTTCTGAATGTTTAATAGATGCAGATTTTAGTGAATTATGTGATGTGTATGATTTAACAAATAGTTTTGAAAGTGATGACTTTCTATACGGAATAGATGAGGATATAATATTTGGTTATGACGAAGATGAAATGTTTTATGGATACAATATGGGAGAGGATGAATTTACAGACACCTCTACGATTGTTCTTGGAGTTGTTGGGGATGGGGGTTCTTTTGATTATAATGACGGTGATATTTTTATTACTGATGATATTGACTTTGATTCGTTCATAGATGTAAACTTAGAAGATGATACATTATTTATACATCTTGATAGCGAGTACGATATTGAGTTCCTTGATCCATTGCCTGATTTGGAAGAAATCGACTTTTTAGAAATAGTCGAAATTGAAGAAGAAGAATTTATCCAACATTTTGAAGAAGTACAAGAAAGAATGGAAGAAGACTTTCTTGTCTTTATGGAAGAAGAGATTTCTGAAGAAGAGTTTGTTGAAGTTGTAGAAGAATTTTTTAATGAAGAAGAAGCAATAGAGGAAGAGGAAGAGGCATTAGACGAAGCTATTAATGAAATAACTCCTGAAGAAGTAGAAGAAGAACAAGAAGAAAAAGGAGCTACTAGAAGAAATATAGTTAGCACAAGAAACCTTGTTTCTAATTTAGTCTCTACCGTAGTAAGAGGAAGTTATAGTTCATCAAACAATATAACAAATAACAACAATAATAATTCTAATAATTCCGTAAATGTTTCTGGTAATACAGCTACAAATGTAAATTCACCTACCACATCAAATCAGGTAGCAGCCAACCAAGTTCAAACTAATACAGTTTTACAATCTATTACAATTATGCCTATGCCTGGAGTAGACAATACTCCTTCTGTTGTTATGGCCGAAGTCCAAGTAACAACTATGGAGAATCAAATAGAAAGTGTTACATCTTCGGTAATGACTGCATCGGAAGCAGACCAAGTAGCAGACCAAATTGTAGCTCAGAATATACAATCTCAACAAGAAGAAAACCAAAGAAGTCAAAACGAATCAGGTGAATATAATGCTCAAGGACAAGCTAACCTTTTAGCTTTTATGGGTTATTCAGCCGGATTTAATGCCTATCAAAATATGAACATACCTGACGGTTCAAATTGGTATGAACCAAGAACTATATATGCAAATGTTGTTTTAGATGATAATATTTCCGGGTATTATAATTTAGTAGGAACTAATTTAGATCAACAAGCTAATATAATACAAACACAAAACATGGAGTTTTTTAGATGATAGAAAGAACACACAAAACAAATTTAAAAACTTTTCAGTTTCCTTTACTTCATAAAGAAAAAGGTTTGGATAAAAAATATAGAGGTTTTGATTATCCTTTAGTAACAGTTCATGAAGTAAGTTCTCAACTAGGTAGATACAGAGGTGTAGAACACCCAGTAACTGTAAGGTCTTAAATGTCTGAAGAAATTAAAGTAGTAGAAGTAGAAAGACGGTCTTGGTACAACAATCCCGAAGGTTTTGATAAATGGAGAATATTTCCTCGTATATTAATAACCTTGTACGGTGTTATGTTTTACAAAACTTGTGATTGGTTTATGACATTACCCGATCCCACTAATTCACAGTCAGCTTTTGTATCTATTATTGTAGGAGCAGGCGCTGCTTGGTTCGGCTTGTATATTGGTAAAAAATAATGTCAAGAAATATATATGGAGAAAACAATGAAAAACATCTTGCCTAAATTACAACAGTACATCACCATAGTAGGAGTCATCACCGCAATAGGTGGAGGTTTTTACACGTGGGGCCAATTTAATTTAAGATTGGACAATATTGAAAAAAAGAAAATTAAAACAGTTAATATTGCTCCATTAAAAACAAGTATTGCTGAACTATCAACAAAAGTCGACAATATAGAACAAAGATTAGATAGAACAGAGGACAGGGTTGATAAAGTCGGTAATAATGACAATCCATTAGCTAGGTAAATGGCTAAAAAAAGAGCCAAACCTATACGCAGAACCACTAAAGGTAAAAGCGCAAATTATCGCCCTACAAAAAAAGGCGCGGGGATGACACGCAAAGGTGTTAAGGCTTATCGAAAAGCAAATCCTGGATCTAAATTAAAAACAGCAGTTACAGGAAAAGTTAAAAAAGGCAGTAAGGCAGCTAAAAGAAGAAAGTCTTATTGCGCTAGATCATTAGGTCAGTTAAAAAGAAGCAGTGCTAAAACGAAAAACAATCCAAATTCTCGTATTAGACAAGCTCGCAGAAGATGGAAGTGTTAATTTAGGAAAAAAAAATGAGTTTAGTAGAAAATATTAATAAAAGAAAAAGAGCTGGAAAAAGTAGGTCAAAAAAAAATACAACTATATCTAAAAAGGCTTATGCAGATATGAAGTCTGGTTGGAAGAAAAAAAAGAAAAAGAAAAAAACTAAGAAAAAAACAACTAAAAAGAAGAAATAATGCCCTTAAAAAAAGGAAAAAGCTCTAAAGTTATAAGTAGTAATATAAGAAAACTGCGTGGAGAAGGGTATAAAAGCAAACAAGCAGTTGCTATTGCTTTAAGTAATGCCAAAAAGAAGAAAAAAAAGAAGAAAAAGAAGAAGAAAAAACGATAATTTTAGTAAAAAGGAGATAATATGACTGAAATAACTAAAAAAAAGACAAAAACTAAGAAAAAAACGGAAAAAAAAGAAAAAGTAGTGGATAAATATGCACGAGCAGGTTTTGTCCAGGCTACTAAATCTAAATAATTGCTGATAAACAGAATATATATGTAAACACAATTACTATTTTTATTCCTGTATCAAAGTATTTTTCAAGCATTTTTTAACTCCTTTAACTACTGTATTTATCCCTTTTTACAGATAAATCAAGTGTTTTTTTGTTAAAAAAATGCGACATTTTTTCTTATTTTGTTTACATATAAAAATAATATGGTTGACAACTGTAAACAAATCACTACTTATAGAACATGATGTATGATTATGAAGCTCTTCAACACGTTTTAACTTTAGTCCGAGATAGAAAAGAAGACTTATCGGCTCAACTTGAAACTGGTGGAATAGAAAATTGGTCAATGTATCAAAATGTAGTAGGACAGTTGCAATCCTTGGCATATATAGAATCCGAAGTCCAATCGTGGTTAAAAAGATTGGATGGAGAAGATGAATAAAAAGAAACTATTTGTACCTGATAAGTACGCAGATGAAAAAATAGAACCTATAACCGATGATATTGGTTACGAATCAGCTTTTGTAAAAGAAGAAGATAGGTTTTTAGATCCCGAAAAATTAAATGCAAGTCTTAAAGAAAGATTACCTAATCCAACAGGCTGGAGACTTATTGTTGTTCCTTATCAAGGAAAAGCAAAAAGTGATGGAGGTATCTTTATTCCTGACAAAGTAAGGGAGCAAGAAGCTCTTGCTACAACAGTCTGTTATGTTTTAAGCACTGGCCCTGATTGTTATAAAGATAAAACTAAATTTCCAAACGGAAATTATTGTAAAGAAGGTGATTGGGTACTTATTGCTCGATACGCCGGGACAAGAGTTAAGCTTGAAGATTTTGAAGTTAGAATTTTAAATGATGATGAAATTCTCGCAACTGTCTTAGAGCCTAGTGATGTAAAAACTTTTTAGGAGAAAAAAATGGAAGAAGAAAATAATTTAAACGAAGAAACGGAAGTGGCATTACCTCCTCAAGAAGAGGAAACAAATGATGTAGAATTACCTGCTCCACCAGAAAACGAATCAGTTGTAGAAGAAACTGCTGAAGCTTCGGAAAATGTAGAACAAGAAATTACTGAAGAAGAGTTACAACAAAAGAAAAATAAAACTCAAGACAGAATTAATGCTCTAACAAGAAAAAGAAGAGAAGCAGAAGAAAGAGAAGCAGCAGCTTTAGAATATGTAGAGGTACTTCATAAAAAAGTTACCGACCTTGAAAGTAAAAACAAAAAAATTGATGTAGGGTTTACTAATGAATTTGAATCAAGAGTAGCTTCTGAAGAAGACCAAGCAAGAAAAGCATTAACGGATGCTACTGAATTAAATGATCCTATAAAAATAGCTGAAGCTACTTCAGCATTAGCTAAGGTAGAAATTAACAAAGAAAGATTACGGGTTATGAAAAATAGGCAAACAGCTAGACCAGCTGAACAGCCTCTTGCTCAAACTCCACAACAAAATGCTGCCCCGCAACCGCAACCCAAACCTGATCCCAAAGCAGAAAGCTGGGCAGCAACCAATACTTGGTTTGGAAACGACAGAAAATTAACTGCTGTAGCTATGGATATTCATACAGAGTTAATTGATGAAGGTTTTGATGGTTCTACAGATGGATATTATGAAGAATTAAATAAAAGAATAAATCCGTGGTTAGGAACAGCAGGGGTGAAAACACCTGATGTAACAGGAGAAGAAACAGAGATTAAGAGAGGTTCTTCTCCTGTAGCCCCGGTTAATTCAGGAAGATCGGTTGCAAAAAAACCAAAATCTGTTAGATTAACTAAGTCTCAGGTAGATATTGCTAAAAGACTTGGTATACCGAAAGAAGAATATGCAAAAGAATTAGTAAAACTACGAGGATAATAATTATGAATAAAAAAACTGAAACAAAAGAATTTACGGATGAGGTCACAGCTACTGAAGCAGCTGATAGATCTTCACGGAATAAAGAAACAAGAGAAGCTTCAACTCGCCCAGTGCAATGGCGGCCACCTAATAAATTGCACGCCCCGGATGCTCCAGACGGATTTGTTCATCGTTGGATTCGAGCGGAAATGTTAGGACAGGAAGATAAGTCTAATGTCCATCGCCGAATGCAAGAAGGTTATGAACTTGTAAGAGCGGATGAGTATCCAGATTCTGATTTACCGGTAGCTGAAGGCAGATACGCGGGCATTATCGGAGTTGGAGGATTGCTATTAGCTCGTTTCCCAGAAGAATTAAGGAAACAGCGACAACAATATTATAGCGATAGATCCAACCAGCAAATGGAAGCTGTTGATAATGACTGGATGAAGGACAACAATCCTTTAATGCCTAAAGACAAACCGGAAAGAAGAACACAAGTATCATTTGGTCAACCCAGAGTTGATAAATAATTAATCAACTCTAAATTAAAAGGAGTTTAACTCATGGCAAATAAAGATGCCCCTTTTGGTTTGCGTCCAATTAGAATGATCGGCGGCGGTGATTTTACAGGCGGCCAAGACAGATTTGATATAGCTAGCGGCTATACTACAAGTTTATACCAAGGAGATCTCGTAGAGCCTCTCACTAACGGTACAATCGGTAGAAAAGCTGCTGGGGAAAACGATCCTGTTCTTGGCGTATTTAACGGCTGTAGATATACAAATCCCACAACCGGTACTCCCACTTGGGCCAATACCTACCAACAACCGATCGCAGCAAGTGACATTTATGCATTTGTAGTTTGTGATCCTAGTGTTGTTTACGAAGTACAAGCAGATGACACATTTCCAACAACTGATTTATTCGGCAATTTTGATATTGTTGATAATTCACCAGTTGGAGATACATCTTCTGGTATTTCACATTTAGAACTTGACGTCACGACAGGCAATACCACTGCTACTCTTCCTTTGAAAGCCATTGGCATTTCAACGGATGCAGATAACAGTGACACAGCGTCTGCTAACACCAACGTGGTCGTTACTATTAACAATTCAGTGTTTTCTGGTGGCACTGACGGTCTAGCATAGGAGGTTAACATGGCTATATCACGCGCACAACTCGCAAAAGAACTAGAACCAGGCCTCAACGCTTTATTTGGACTTGAATATGCTAAATACGGTGACGAATCTCAAGAGATTTTTGAAACAGAATCTTCTGACAGAGCATTTGAAGAAGAAGTAATGCTCGTTGGATTCGGTAATGCTGCAGAAAAAGCAGAAGGCGCAGGCGTACAATACGACTCAGCTTCAGAAGCTTATACTTCTCGTTATACACATGAGACAATTGCTCTTGCATTTGCTCTAACGGAAGAAGCTGTTGAAGATAATTTGTATGATCGTCTAGCAACTCGCTATACTAAAGCATTAGCTAGGTCAATGAATCACACTAAACAAGTTAAGGCAGCTAATGTTCTAAACAATGGTTTTAACAATAACTTCACTGGTGGTGACGGGGTTGAGCTTTTCTCAACTGCACATCCACTAGCATATGGAGGAACATTTGCTAACGAACCTACTACAGATGCCGATTTAAATGAAGCTTCTCTAGAAAATGCACTAATTGATATTAGTAATTTTGTAGACGAAAGAAATTTAATCGTTGCCCTTAACGGAAGAAAACTTGTTGTTCCGTCACAACTAAGATTTGTTGCTGACAGAATACTTGAATCTACTCTTAGAGTAGGTACTGCTGATAACGATATTAACGCTATCAGAAATACAAGTGCTGTTCCTGAAGGATATGTAGTGAATCACTTCTTAACTGATCCTGACGCATGGTTTGTATTAACCGATGCTCCTAATGGTCTGAAACACTTTGAAAGAAGCCCATTAAGAACAGCAATGGAAGGTGACTTCAACACAGGAAATATGAGATACAAAGCAAGAGAAAGATACAGCTTTGGATGGTCTGATCCTAGAGGAATTTATGGTTCAAAAGGCGCTTAGTCTTTTTTAGATTTCTGAGAAAAGGGTAGATTCTGTCTACCCTTTTTTTTGCCTATTGCATTCTCCGGGAAACTTTTATATTATGAAGAATCTTTGACGAACATGGTGTTCGACAGGCTACTCAACTGACAAGGAGAAAAACAATGGGTACAACAACTTTTAGTGGGCCAATTAAAGCAGGCCCAATCTCAAACACTACTGGAACAACAGTTGGCACTGATGTTGCTGATGTAGGCTATGTAACTATGGCTCAATCAGCAGTTCCAAATATTACTGGTGCAAGTCAACTTAATCAAAGAATGGCAGTTATACCTGCTAATTCACAGATTATTGATGTTATCTTAAATGTAACAACAGCTGGTGATGATACTGGAGCCGCTACTATTTCTGTAGGAACTGCAGCAGATGCAGATGCTTTTTTAAACGGCATAAACACTAAAGCAGTGGGAACAACACATGGAACTTTAGATACTGAAGCTACTAATGTTGGAACAACTGATTTAGAGGTTCTTGCTGACTTTACTGGAGCAACTGGAGATGGAACAGCTGGTGTTGCTACTGTTACAGTTCTATACGCTCAGAACAATAATTTATCATAGGAGGCTTAAATGGCTGGCCCAGTTAGTGTCGCAAATTTAGGAGCTAATGCTACTGAAACTATCATTAATCCACAGTCTGCAAACCCTGCTGTAAATTATGCAAGTACAATTGCATATTTTAAAGGGATTGATTTTTCTGCAGGCGCTGGAGGAGAAGGTACAGTTAATATTCAAACACAAGTAAATGGATCTTGGGCAACACAGACAACATATTCTGTTAGCGCTAATAACAATGATTCTGTTTATATTCCAGGTGACATGGGAGTTCGTTTAAAAGACGGACTGCGAGTTACTACTGATGCGAATATTGACAACGCTCAAATATATTACACGTAATAAGGAGTTAAGATGGAAATGGACTTACTATGGAATGTTGGTTTAACCATCTTAATTGCTCCTGGCACTTATGCTATTGCTAATTTATTTGTTCGGATGAATAAAGCACAGCAAGATATAAATGATTTTAAAGTAGAAGTAGCTAAAGAATATGTTTCTAAAGAAGATTATCAAGATAGCTTAGAGCAAGTTCTAAGAAGGTTTGATAAAATAGAATCTAAAATTGATAGGATTATTGAAAGTGGCTAGTGGTCGTTCTCAGTTTGGTACTTTAACTAAAAGATCTTTTTATAGTAAAGGCGGTAAAGTAAGAAAAAAAAAGAATAAAGGATGTGGTAAAATTATGTCCTCTAGAAGAAAGGCAACAAGGTATAGTTAATGACATTAAGTAACTCTAAAAACTTTGAATTAAATGTAACAGATTACATTGAGGAAGCTTATGAAAGATGTGGTTTAGAGTTACGAACAGGCTATGATTTAGAAACAGCTAAAAGATCTATGAATTTACTTTTGGCTGATTGGGCTAACAGAGGTCTTAATCAATGGACTATTCAACAAACGATTACTACAGTAAGTGAAGGAGTAAATTATATTTCTCCAGGAACTGATACTATTGATGTACTAGACGCTGTTTTAAGACGAAATGAAAATGGTACAGATACAGATATGTCTTTAGGAATGGTAAGCCGTGCAGAATTTTTAAACATTCCTGATAAGTCTAATAAAGCTAGACCAACTCAATATTTTTTAGACAAACAAATTGATCCTAAAATATATTTATGGCCTACTCCAGATAACAGTACAGATAAAATAGTTTATAATAGATTAGTAAGAATGGATGACGCTGATGCGCCAAATAATACTTTACAAATGCCTTTTAGGTTCTATCCATGTTTAGCAAGTGGGTTAGCTTATATGCTATCTGTTAAAAAAGCTCCTGAAAGAATGGAAATATTAAAAGCTGCATATGAAGATGATATGCGAAGAGCTATTGATCAAGATGAACCTCGGTCATCCTTTAGAATAGCTCCCGATATGAGGAGTTACAGGGTAAGATAATGAATTACGCTCTTGGAAAATTTGCAATTGCTATATGTGATATTTGTGGTCAAAGGTACAAATTACACGAGTTAAAAAAACAATGGAATGGTTGGAAAGCCTGTCATGAATGTTATGATCCAAAACAACCACAATTAGAGATACCTACAAATACTGTAGATCCCCAAGCATTATATGAACCAAGACCTAGTATTGATGTAGAGGCTGGTGAAGGTGTGGTAAGAACAGAAAATCCTGGATTTGTTAATTCAAAAGAAGATTTAATTGGTCATGCTTTTAGAACTAATTCTTTGAATGGACAATTAGGTAGTATAACGGTGGTAGTATAATGGCATACACATACACAACATTAAAAACAGCTATACAAGATTTTGTAGAAGATTCAGGAACAACCTTTGTTGCTAATTTAGATAATTTTATACAAAATGCTGAACAAAGAATATTTAGCGAATCAGATTTACCATTAGATAGAAAAAATTCTACGGGTAATACCACAGCTAACAATAAATATCTTTCTAGTCCTGATGATTTTTTATCTACCTATAGTTTAAGTATTGTTTCTAGTGGAACACATCATTTTCTTTTAAACAAAGATGTTAATTTTTTACAAACATTTGATCCCGATCCTGACACCACACGAGGAATGCCTAAATATTATTCTTTATGGGATGAAAATACTTTTATACTTTCACCCACCCCGGATCAATCATATGAAGTAGAATTGCATTATTATTACAAGCCTGTTTCCATAACTACATCTACAGATGGAACATCTTGGTTTGGTACTAATGCTCAAAACGCATTATTATATGGATCATTAGTTGAGGCTTACACATTTTTAAAAGGTGAGCCGGATTTAATAAAACTATATAATGATCGCTATATGGAAGCGCTGTCTAGGGTAAAAAATCTTGGAGAGGGGCGTAATCGTACAGATGAATACCGTTCAACAATAATAAGACAAAAGGTGACTTAAAATGACTATGTTTACAGCAGAAGTAAAAATGAATACTGGAGATGTTAATGTTATAACAACGCAAAATAGAGGAATGACTCCAGAAGAAGTAGCTAAATTAGCTATGGATAGAATAATTTATGTTAGTGGCGATGCGCCCGATGGTATTAAAGAACAAATTAATACTTACAAAGAAAAGCTTTTTCATGTATTAGTTATATATATGACTCAAGCGGTTCAAAGTGATCGCACTAATGTAATAAACCTTCTTGAAAAAGAAGGACATAATTCGTTAGCTGAATCAATAAGGAGAATGTAATGGCAATAACGCAAGCAATGTGTAGCAGTTTTAAACAAGAATTGTTGCAAGGTCTTCACAACTTTACTAACGGAAGTGGTGGTGGAACTACGACTAGCACTGGTACCGGGAACACATATTATGTGGCTCTCTATACTAATAGTGCTTCTCTAGACGCTACTACAACCGCATATGCATCAGGTAATGAGGCAACTGGAACAGCTTATTCGGCTGGCGGTCAGTCTCTAACTAATGTAACGCCATCACTATCTGGAACAACAGCCCTAACAGACTTTGCAGATGTAACTTGGTCTTCTAGCTCTATTACTGCTAGAGGAGCATTAATTTACAACTATAGTCTTGCTGGAAACAATGCTGTATGTGTTTTAGATTTTGGTAGTGATAAAACAAGTTCTGCTGGAGATTTTACAATTCAATTCCCAGCTGCTGACGCAACAAACGCTATTATTAGAATAGCTTAGATTTAAAAAGGTAGGTTTATGGCCCTGAAATTCTATGATAGAACCAAGGAAGAAGCTACCACAACAGGCACGGGAACATTCTCGTTATCTGGAACTGGAGCTGATGGAGGTTTTAGAGCCTTTTCAGCCGTTCATGCAACGGGTGATGAGGTCTTCTATTGCGCTGTTGATTCTTCCAATAATGCTTTTGAGGTAGGTAAAGGAACTTTAACTACTGGTACTCCTTGGACTTTATCTAGAACAGAAATTAAATCTTCTTCTAACTCTAACAACAAAGTCAATTTTGCCTCTGCTCCTGAAATATTTTCTACATACCCGGCTGAAAATGCAGCTTTTTCTGCTACGGATATGCCTAATAATGTTGTGGAAACAGACGCTATATTTACTGACACGTTGACAGCGGATAAAGCTCTTTCTGGACAATTTAAAGGAACATTACAATTTAACAAAGCCTACTTTACTTCATCTAACTATGAGGTAACAAGTGGCAATACTTTAACTGTTGTAGATAGTGCTGATCTTTATGCTGTAGATATTTCTAATTCAACCATTATGGACAGAACAGCTGATTTTACTTCAGATACAACCATTACAGCTGATACTATGTTTTCACCAGTAATAAATGCTTATGCTACGGTTACTATAAATAACGGAATAAAAGCAACTGTTTCTCCTGTTGGCACAACATTTGTAAATAATGGCGATGGTATATCAACAGGAGGGCCAATATCATGGAAACTTCCAACATCCGATGGCACCCCTAATACCGAAATTGTAACAGACGGAGTTGGAGGATTAAAACTTAAAGGCGCATCAAGTGGAGGAGCAGCAGCAACTCCCACACCTACAGAAGAAAGATTGGTTAAGGTTTGGGATTACAATAATTATACACCGTCTACTCCACTACATGGTTTTGAATGTATGATTCCCACATCACTAGCAGCAAGTCCTAACGAAATAGAAAGTTTTCATTGGAAATTGAAATTTGTTAATTTTGGTAGCACTAATAATACTACTAATAATTATAATAATATGTTGTGTTATATAGCCCCGCTTTCCACAGCCGGTGGAAGTCCTATATTAGAAAGCACGAGCGCTAATTATTATGGATATATGTATTATAGAAACAGTAACAACACAACATGGATTCAAAGTTATAGTCGACCAAGCGCAAAAGATGTAACTCATAGTTATTCAAATGGTAGTTATGCGTGTAATGATTATGGTTTAAATGTTTGGGGGTATAATAATAATCCGCAAATAAGTTCTTGGGGTAATACTAGTTATTATGGCCCTAGTATTGAAAATAATCCATTTAGCTCAACAAACTATACTAATCAGAGAACAAATTTAAATGGCAGTATTAGAATACAAAACACCATAATGAGTCCTGATTGTGATTGGCAATTAACTTGGTCAAGTTATCAAAGCGCTTACTCTCACCAAGCTGGACAAGCATGGGGAGCTATGATGAATCAGCCCAATAATAGTAATACTCTGAATAAAGTTACAACTAATCATGCTCAAGGTATTAAATTGTGGTTTTTACCGAATGATGTAAATGACTTAAGTGGCACTAATATAACTGGTGTAGTAAGTGGTAGAATAGAATGTTGGATAACATTAAAACAAGGAGCAGCTGAATTAGCAGTAGCTTAATGAGAAGAATTGCAAACAAATTAAATATATAGTAAAAAGGTAATATTATGGCATCGTTAATAAAAACAAATAAGATAAGTACACCAGGTGGAGAAGATTTTACTCTTCCGACTACCTATCCCGCTTCCAAATCTACACTGCAATCTACTAGCAGTGGGGTTTGGCAATACAAAACAGGCGGTGTTTCTACTGATAAAATGGGTTCAGGCAGTACACCAGCTGTTATTGGTGAAAGATTTTGCGATAAGGTAAGGGTAAATAATACTGTCTCTACACCTTCAACCGTTAACCTAAGTTTGACACCTGATAATACGAGTGATGTTGATAATATTGCTTGGTCAAAATTAGAATTTGCGGGAGTGTGTTTTGATAATAATTCAGGTAATGATTATTCTCATCCTACTATTAAATTAAAAGATTCTAGTGGCACTGCTATTCTTGATAGTAATTTTAAACAATCCTATAAAAAACGAGACTCTTATAATGGAGGTAATGGATCTTATGTAAATAACAATGCCAATGCGAGTTCTAACGGCTTTAAGTTGAATTATAGTTATAGCATAGCCTCTGGAAGTTTAAGCAGCGATGAAGGATTTACAAAAACTGCTGGGTGGACAGGAGCTGGATTGCTTAGTGGTATAGTTTATATTTATTGCTTAACTCCTGCTCAAAACAGTGCAGGTGGAGATATAACTAGAAAAGGTATGATGAGAATGATTTCTCAAATATCATACAGAAATGATCGAACCTTTAGTAATTATAGTTGTTATTTTACTCAGAATTTTAGTGATTTTTATATGAACAGTAATGGACAAACATGGAATCAGGCTACTCAACTTGATTTTTATGATACGAATGGTAATAACATTAATGAGGGTTTGTTTTGGACATACTCTTTCCTTAATCCAACTAAAACATAGGATATAATATGACGGTAAGAACAGAAAAAATACAAAGTTTAACAGGATCAGCTCCTTTAAAACTTCCTACATCTTTGCCCTCTACAAGTACAGAACTTCAGGTAGACACGGATGGAACGATGTCTGCGGATTCTGGAGTATCTGCAACATTTAATACTTTGACAAATGGCTCTGGTGAAACAGGGTGGGTATGTTTAAATGTTGTAGAGCAAGATTCTTTAGCGACAACGATTGATATTCAACTATCTTCCGGATCGTCTGTATCCGCTTCTGATGTATATATGTATAAGTTAATATTTGATCTTCATGGTTCTTATAGCACTTCAACTACGGGACAGCAGCTCTATATAGCTCCCTTAAACGGAAGCACTAATATCTCTAATGGTAATTTATATAGTGCAGGTTGGTCAGCTACCGATAGCAGTAGTAGAAGTTATGGCACTTATGGAGGCACAGGAAACGCTAATACCTCTGAATTTGAAATGAGTGGTATTATAGGAACGGGCAATGCTGGTGATACATATAGCGCGCAATTTGATATGACTACAACTCAATCAAGTACCTATCCTTGGAAAGCAGGTATTTACGGTGAAATGAGGTATTACAATGGAGCCGGGTTAAGACACTTTTGTGAACCGGATATGGCTATGAATTGGAGTCACGCTAATGGTAATGGTAACTGGTATCAATACAATTATGGTTATCAAATGTATTCTAATTATTACATTCAAAAACCTTACAGCACTCGAACCAATACTCAATTTGCTGATGGATTTAAATTTTCTACTAATAGCAGTTATAAATGGCAGGGAAATATTCAACTTTGGGGTATCACTAAAACATAAGGAGAAAAAATGTCGACACTTGCTACAAATAAATTAGGAACGCTTTCAGGTAATGCTGATATGACACTCCCTTCAACACGCCCTAGCGCTACCGCAGAGGGTTATCTTGATAATAATGGAAATTTAACTTTTAGTTCTGCCGGAACAACGGCTTGTGAGTTTTATGTAACTGATGCTGGCACTCCTATGGTAACAACAGTTTATGTTGATTCTACCTACAATGATGCCACTCCTGCTGTAGCAGATGCTAATTTTACTAACAGTTCTAATGAGTATTTTGGATGGAATTTAGGAATTTGGAATTTACCTGCTGCTATACAATCAAATTATTTAGCTCAAGCAAATATGAGGTGGTTGGATTTAGATTTTACTTTTTATAATAATGACGATCAGGGCGGCGGGCTAATAGGTTATTTTATGGTTTTAAACAGAGCTGGCACAGCTCATGGTTGTACTAATGGCAATACAAGTGGAATTGGTGATAGTTATGACAACCAAGGGGCAACAAATAATAGTTGGGAAGGCAATGGCGATTGGGCTAGAAATACAGCCTCTGGTAGCTCTAGTTCTAATTCATGGTCTGGACAATACAATCAATGGTCATCTGGCCCTTATCTATATACAACAAATAGTAATCTCCAAGTAGGACAAGCTAGTGGAAGACTGCACGTAAAATGTGCGCCTGGAGCCTATCAAAGAGTATGGCATGATGGATATTATACTTATAGTAACAGCTTTAATTATGGCCCAAACTGGTATTGTGGCGCTAAAATGCCAAATAGAAATAACACAACATGGTCTACCTCTAATCAATACACATGGGGTGGAGAATTTGGCGGATTTAGATTAAATGGACAAGGAAACAGCTCAACTGACGCCAACAGACAAGTGTGGCTGACTGCTGTTTTAAAATGCAGAATTAAACCAACGGCTGTTGTATCAAGTTAAGGAGAGAAAATGGCATATCCAACTAAAAAGACATTAACCAAAGGTAAAATCAATGATAGAAACCCAACAACATTTGAAAGAGAGTGGAGGGATGAAACCGATGCTGAGTTAGCCATGAGACAATCTGCTCATGACGCTTCTGTTGATAATTACCATGTTTCAAGAATTAATGATTACATAGATTTATTACAGGCTACAAAGTCTCAATTAGATTGGACACAATTGGTTGATGCTCCACTAAAAAATCAAGACGCATTTACAACATATCGAGCAAGTTTAGACGTATTAATTGCAAACAAAGGTGAATATGTGGATGAAAGTGGTAATCCCGTAGATAAAACAGATACTTTTTGGGATGAAGGAAGTGTTTTATATGATTTTGTTCCTACAGCTCCCACTCCAGAATATAAAGATGATTACGATCCTGAAAATCCCGAAGGTCACGAACCCCCATCAGAATAGGAGATGAAAACCAGATACTCGTATTCTTTTTTAAAATAGGATAAAATAAAATATGGCATTTGGTTTTGACTCATACGCACAAGACGCTTTCTCCACTTCAGGAGGAGGGCCAGTCAATGTAACTGTATCCGCTACAGGCGTAGCCGGAACAACTGGCCTTGGAGTTGTTACAACCAAATTTGACATGGTGTTTGAGGTTACGGGTGTTGAGGCAACTGGATCCATTGGAACTGTTAATGCGGGAGCTGGCGTCATAGTCTTCCCAACGGGTGTATCGGCAAATGCTGAATTAGGTAACGAAACGGTCTTTGTAGGTATTCTTGTTCCCGTTAATAACACTAACCTTCTAATGACAGCAGAGTTAGGGACAGTAGAGGCGGTCTTACCGATTACTGCTGAAGTAACTGGAGTTTCTGCAACAGCTCATTTAGGGCAAGAAACGATTGTTGCGGGTAATGTTATAGCTAAACCAAGAGGCGATGAAACATTTAATGTGACAGTTGCTAACGGTGGTAGTGGTAATGTTTATTACTTAAATTACTTTATGCAGACTACACTTGATAGTCTTCATCCTCCATTTACCTATCGCTTTGATTTATCAGACTCTTCTGTTGGAACTCATCCTTTACGATTCTCTACTACAGCAGATGGAACGCATGGAGGAGGAACGGAATATACAACAGGCGTAACAGTTAATGGAGTTGCTGGTAATCCGGGAGCTTATGTAGAAATTACTCTTACTGATTCTACACCACAACTGTATGTCTATTGTGCAAGTCACCCAGGCATGGGCTTCATGCTTGAGATGGATTATAATGCTGAAATAATTGGAAATACCGCACTAAATAGTGTAACAATTAAAGCATCTATACTTATTCCAGTAAATAACTCTGGAATGAATGTTTTTGGTATAGTTGGAGATGTAAATGTAACAGGCACAGCTCTTATTACTCCAACCGGAGTGAGTGCCACAGGATTTATTTCTTCTGGTCAAGTACCTGCTGTTAATGTGTGGCAAGTGATTGACGATTCGCAAACCCCAGGTTGGACGGAGATAGCAGCGTAATGGCAAGTACATATTCAAATTCTTTACGATTAGAACTTATTGCTACCGGGGAACAAGCTGGTACATGGGGTTCTACTACCAATCGAAACATGGGAACTTTATTAGAGCAAGCAATATCTGGTTATGAAGTTATAACTATTTCTGGAGATACCACTCTTACAACAAATAATGGTCAAACAGATCAATCAAGAAATATGGTTCTTGATGTTCAAGGAACTATTGGCACGACAGCAAATATTTATATTCCAACCCAAGAAAAATTATATGTTGTAAAAAATGGAACAACGGGTGGACAAAGTATAGCAGTAAGAACAACTGGGCCTACAGGAACAAGTGTCACTATTCCAAATGGTAAAACAACAATTTTGTATGGCACGGGTTCTAATGTTTATACAGCTCTTACATTTACTGATGATTTAGATATAGACAACATTAATTTTACAGGAAACACAATTTCCTCCACAGATACAAACGGCAATATTGTGCTAACTCCAAACGGAACTGGAAGCGTGGTTCTTTCTAAAGATGTAACAGCAAGTCAAGCTTTAACAGTAACTACAAATTTAGCCGTGAATGGAAATACCACTTTAGGCGATGCCTCTGGAGATACAACAACAATTAATGGTAATGCTGTTTCTATTCCTAATGGATTAAACTTTGATACAAATACTTTAGTATTAGATCAAACAAATAATAGAGTGGGTATTGGACAAGCCAATCCGTCTTCTGCTCTTCATGTTGCTAATAGAACAATTACCGATGATTTTACTATAGGTGGCACGGGTGGTTATCAATTCCCTAGTTCTTCTGGAACTTCCGAACAAATTTTACAAATGAACAGTTCTGGAAATTTACAGTTTGTTGATATTGGAACAATTGGAGCATGGTCAACTGTAGGTAATGCTATAAGTGGTGGAGCAAATTCCATGACTATTTTTGGATCTGTTGCTTATGATGTATGGTGGGCTACTTATCGGTTACTTTTTGATGCTACAACTTTAACAACATTTAGAGTTGGTTTAGTCGATTCGGCTGGTAGCCAAGTATCTGCGAGTAACATATTTAACAGCACATTTATCTACCAAGATGTTTCAGGAGCTAGTGGAGGCGCTGTAACATCAAATGCAAATAAATCTTCTAATGCAGCCACAGGAGTTATTGCTGTTGGAAGTGTTCCTTCTTCATCATCAACGGAAGTAGTTGTTGAGGGAACAATGTATTTATTTAGAAATGCTCAATACTCTTCAGGAAATAATTTTGCTGGTAATGCTCAATCTACGTGTACAAAAGATGGTGGAGCAACTGGTGATATAGGTACTACAAGTCAATGTTATATAAAGGAAGCGTCAGCAAATGCGACTGCTGTATATGGCTTAGTGTTTAGTGAATTAGGTGGCAACACCTTAAAATCAGGATCTCGTATAGATTTATATGGCGCATCATTCCCAACTTAAGGTAAACAATGCTAGAGAATGTTCAATTCAAACCTGGAGTTATAAAAGAAGGAACACGCTATTCAAATGAGGGTGGATGGTATGATTCTGACAAAGTAAGATTTCGTTCAGGTTTTCCAGAAAAAATAGGTGGTTGGGAGAAAAGAGGAAGTAATACTTTTCAAGGAACTTGTCGCAGCTTAAATCAATGGGCTGCTATTGACGGAAGTCAATATATAGGTGTTGGAACTAATCTTAAATTTTATGTATCTGAAGGTGAAGCTTATAATGATATTACACCAACGAGAAAAACTTCTTCACTAACAAATCCATTTACAACTGTTAACGGATCTACTTTAGTTACCGTAACTGATGCGGGCCATAATGCTGGTCAAAATGATTTTGTAACTTTTTCGGGAAGTGGCGCTGTTGGTGGAGTTCCAGCAGTAGATTTTAATAAAGAACATCAAATAGTTACAATTATTGATAATGATAACTACACAATAAATGTATCCACCTCTGCGAGTTCAGCAGTAAATGGAGGTGGTTCAGTTAATGCTGTTTATCAGATTAACACGGGTTCAGTGGACTATACAGCTGGTGTAGGTTTTGGAGCTGGTTTTTTTGGTGGAACACAAACAGGAGTGCAATCAACAACTACAACAGGCACTAACAGTGCTGGAGCAGCTACTATTAATGTAGTATCCACTGCTGGTTTTACAGTAACAGGAACAATATTAATTAATGAAGAATTAATAACTTATGGAGCATTAACAGCCACATCTTTTACTAGCTGTACGAGAGGTCAATCAGGAACACAAGACGCAACACATACAGCTGGAGCTATTGTTCAACAAGCCGATACTTTTATCGGATGGGGTAATGCAGCCACATCATTAACAGACGGCCAACAATTACGATTATGGGGTAAAGATAATTTTGGTGAAGATTTAGTATTTAATGTTAATAATGGTGGTGTGTATTATTGGGATAAATCAGGTGGCGTTTCTGCTGCTAGTGTTGCTTTGTCTGCGAAGGCTGGGGCTGATGGATTTGCGCCAACGGTAGCAACACAAGCTCTTGTTAGTGAACTAGGTAAACACGTTGTGTGTTTAGGAGCTAATGAACACGGATCTAGCACACAAGATCCTATGCTTATTCGATGGTCTGATACAGAAAATCCTAATGTATGGCAAGTTTTAAATGAAAATAGTGCAGGTGATTACAGGCTATCTTCAGGTAGTAAAATTATTGGTGGTATAAAAACACGACAAGAAATACTTATTTGGACTGATACTTCTTTATATTCTATGAATTATACGGGTTCAGCTTTTGTTTTCAGTTTTAGTTTAATGGATGAAGGTACTTCTATCTTATCTCCAAATGCAGCAATAAATGCCAACAATAATATTTTCTTTGCTGATAGCGAGAACTTTTATGTATATGCGGGTTCTGTTCAAACTTTACCATGTAGTGTAAGAAATTATGTTTTTGATGATATTAATTTATCTCAAAGATATAAAGTTTTTGCTGCTGGAAATGAAAACTTTAATGAAGTGTCTTGGTTTTATCCAAGCGCTGATTCTACCGAAGTAAATAGATATGTTACTTATAATTACTTAGACCAAACCTGGACTGTTGGCACAATGGATAGAACAGCTTGGGATGATGTAGGAACTTCTGTTACTAACCCTATAGCTGCTGGAACAAATAATTACATTTACAACCAAGAAACAGGGGACGATGATGACGGTTCAGCTATGACAGCTTATATCGAATCAAGTGACATAGATATTGGTTCTGGTAATCAAATGATGTTTATTAGAAGAATTTTACCTGACATATATTTTTATGGAACAGCATCTTCACAAGACATGAATATAATTGTCAAGGTTAGAGATTATTCATCTAGTTTGAATCCTCCCATAACAGATCAAACATTTACTTTTCAAACAGGAGCAGCTAATAGCGGAACAACAGGATCACAACAATTATATTCTCGTATAAGAAGTAGGCAAGCAGCATTTCGTTTTGAAACCAATACTGTAGGTCAGCAGTGGAGAATAGGGGGAGTAAGACTAGATATGAAAGCGGATGGTAGAAGATGACAAAAGTACCTGAACAAGCTCTTACCAAAACTACTTTACCTTTACCCGAAAGAAACTACACAGAATCGTATTTTCGTAGATTAGTAGGGGATATTCAAAGAATATTTTCAAGTATACAAACAGCAGAGGAGACAAGAGAAGAGTCTGAGACTTACTCTTGGTTTATAAGTTAATGGCAAGAGCCTATTTAAATATTGTTAAAAATGGGTTATCTTCAGGTGATAATACAATTTATACTTGTCCTAGCGGTGGACAAGCTATAATTAAAGTTGTAAATATATATAATGCTTCCGCAGGAGCTATCACAGTTTCTACAAAAGTATTAGATAGTTCCGCTAGTGTCACAGGAGTGTGGGACGAAGCATCCGTGTCTGCAAACACACAAGAAAGAGTCCTCCAAAACGGAGAAATTATAGTTTTGGAAGCAAATGATATATTAAAAATTAATGCCGGAAGTGGTTCGGTAATTGATGCTATAATATCATTGCTTCAGATAACATGAGGTCAATATGGGATTCTGGTCAGATTTAGGTTCAAATATAGCAAGTTCAGCAGGAAATGTATTTAATTACGGTAAAAATGCTGCCCTTGATTATTTTAGCCCTGAAAATTTAATTGAAAGTGGTTTATATACTTTATTAGCTGGAGGAAACAAAGGTGATTATTTTAAAAATGCTGGAATAAATACCTTGTTAAGAAACTCAGGTCAAATATTAGATCCTCGTCTAAGAAGAGAATCACAAAAAGTAGAAGAAAGAAACATTAATACAAACCAAAAAAGAAGTGGCCCTCCTGTAGCTGGTTCCGCTAGAACAGTTCTAACTAATAATCCAGGTGGTGGCATTGAGGACTTAAGAATGAACCTTTCATTTGAAGAAGGAAATCCTCTTGAACCCATTCCTTTAAGTCAAAATGTAAATTTTAATGATAATAATAAACCTGGTCTTTTAAGTTTAGGGGGTGGTCAAGGCACTAGAGGTGGATTTGATATGGGTAGTATTGAAACTAGAGATGAACCTATAAAAAATCAAAACGGAGATATTGTAGGGTATTACAGATATTATAGCACGGGCGCAGTTGAACAATTAGATAGAGACGGAAATATTATAGGAGAGGCTGGTAGATTTCTTCGTCAACCTAATCAAAGACCTGCTTACTTTGGAAGAGGGACAGGAGGATTTTTAAGTGATATTGCTGAACATGGTATGGGAACAGAAATCAATAAACTTCTTCTTAAAAAATTATTTCCTGATCAATTTAGAACAAGAAGAGAAGCTACAGAGTTAGCAAATTTAGAATATCAAAGACAAACAGAAGAAGCTAATAAAAGATTTGGAGGAGATCAATTATTCTCTAACATGATGAGCAGAAGAAGAGGAATGGCTAAAGGTGGTATTGCAAATTTAGCTGGAGGTGGATTTCCTAGAAAAACAGGAGGTATAAATGGGCCTGGTACAGGAACATCTGATGATATTCCTGCTATGTTATCTGATGGGGAATTTGTTATGACAGCAGAAGCAGTCAGAAATGCGGGTGGAGGCTCTAGAGAAAAAGGAACACAAAAAATGTATGCTCTAATGGATAGTTTAGAAAATGCGAGAGGTGTGTAATGGCTACAGAATATAGTTCAGTAAGTGCTGTTGAGAACCGATTAGATCCAAGTCAAAAAGCCGTTTATGATTCTGTTTTAAGATCAGCAATGGGACTTGTTACAGGCGCTTCTCCTATATATGATACAGAGGGAAATTTTACAGGATTTGGGCCAGCTCCTGAAGGATATAGTGCATTTAGTCCTGATGCTTATATGCGTAATATTGCTCCTCTAACAGGATTAGAAACAGCAGGATATGAAGCAGCAGCTAGAGGTATTGGTCAATTTATGCCTTACCTACAAGATGCTAGAAACCTTTACGGAGAACAAGCAGGTCTCACTAGGTCAGTTCTTCCTTATGTAAAAGAAGGAATATTATCTAGTCGTTATGGACAAGATTTACTTCAAGATAGTTTAGATCCAAATGCTTTTACCGAACAAGTTGCTGATAATCTTACTGCAAGATTAGAAGATAGAGAAGCACGACAATTGGCTGCTTTAGATAGACAGGCAGCTGGAGCTGGGGCATTAGGTGGTTCTCGCTTTGGTTTAGAAAGAGCTAACATTCAAGATGATACAAGTAGAGCATTAACTGAAGGTTTAGGTAATTTATATTATAGTGAGTTTGATAACTTTAGAAATAGGCAAGGTAATGTAGGACAACAATATGCTAATATAGGAACAGGGATTGCTAACCTTGGCTCTACTTATGGAAACTTAGGAACATTGTTAGGTACAACTGCTAGTAACATGGCTACTCTTGGAGCAAATGCTCAAGATTTATACGGACAAGATGTAGGAACAGCTATTGGATATGGAGAAAATTTAAGAGGTTATAATCAAAACTTATTAGATACTGCTCAACAAAATATATATGCAGAGCAATCACGACCTTTCTCAGAATTAGGTTTTATTCAAGAATTAGGAGGTATGGTAACACCTGGTTTATATGGAATGCCAACACCATTCCCGGTAGGAACTTCTTCCGCAGCTAAAGCTGCTACAGGAATTGCCGGATTTAATCCATTTGGAGGTGGCAGTGTATAGAACTACGGGAATAGCTAAACTTAGAAGAGGAGGCCCTCCTCCTAGACCTTTTGATTATTTTGATGCTGATGATATAGATAAAAAAGCAAAAAATACTAGAAAGAAACCACCAGTTAAAAACAATATATTTAATAGAGGAAAAGGAATAGTAAGTAATCTTTATAATAGAGCATCACCGTATGTTAAAAAAGCACTTCCTTATGCAAAAAATATAAACAAACTTAAACCTTTTATGAAACCTGCTGGTGCTGTAGCTGGAATAGCTGCGCTTCCTGTTATCGGTCAAAATCCAGAACTAAATCCTTTTTCAGATAGACAACCATTTCAAATTAAACCTAAAGCTTTAGGCTCTCCTTTATTAGGAAGAGAAAATGAGGAAGAAACTTTAAGAAGATATGTTGAAGGAAGAGATGGATATGATCCTCGCATTGCTGCAGGTAGTTTAAGAAGAGGTCTAGCAAATGTAATTCCTTTTAAAAATCCATTATTAGAAGGAACATATCAAAATCCAAATATATTAAGAGGAGGATTAGACTCAAGAGAAGCTTTTGAAGAAACTATTGATAATGCTAAAGACCAATTAGGATTAGGTCTTGCTGGAAGATTTGCTAATTTATTTAAAGCTACACGAGCAGGAGAAATAACAACAGCTCAAAAAGTTGGTAGATGGTTAGATAGTAACAAAGATAAATTATATGCAATGTCTACTAAAGATACTGATTCTGCAAAAATGTTTATTGAAACCTTACAATCCCCTGAAGGAATAAAAAACTTAATGTTAGCAGAAGATCCTGATACTTATTATGAAATATTTGCTGACGAAGAAAGACCTCCTAAAGCCCCTGAAGATGAATCGTTACCTGAACCAGGTTTAACTGATGAACAGAAAAAAGCTTTAGAAGATGCTCAAGCTCTTCGAGATGCTGATAAAGAAATACTTAGAAGCCAAGCTATTAGAGGAAACCCTATATCACCAGAAATAGAAGATAAAGCTTTAACAGCTGGTATGTATGGTGGTAGCCCTGAAGACACAGCATTTGCATTCTTAGAAGATGCTGAAGTTACAAGATTGGTAGAAGAAGATAAGAAAAGGAAATTTGATTTAGAAAAAGCAAAAATTGACGGAACAGGGTATAACAAAACTCCAAGAACAGTTGATTTTGGTATGGACACTAAACTTGCTATTTATGATCCTACTCCAGGTGGATTAGCAAAAGGAGCAAAACCATATATTACTGATGAACAATATCTTGATGCATCAAGTGCTATAACAACATCTATTGAAAATTATAATGAAATAGTACAAAGATTTGATGAATTAGAAAATTTCTTAATTAGTGATGACTTAACAAGTTTGGGAGCTTACTTAAAAACTCTTGGAACAAGAACAGCTACAGCCTTAAGTGGTATTGATGATTTGGCATCCTCTCAAGATAAGTACAACTCTATTGCAAAAGCAGTTCAGGCTTATTTTACTAAAGATTTTTTACAAGAAAGTGGAAGAACAATTTCTAATATAGATAGAGAGTTAATAAATCAAATAATGCCTCAAATAGGTCTTAATAGTGTAGGTATATCTCAAGATTTATTATTAGAAAAATTAAGAAATGCTAAAGAACAAATAACTCAGAAGTTAGATGAAAAAGGTTCAAGACTAAATGCTTTAGGAATATATAATCCTAAAATGGCCCAACAATTTATATTAAGCCAACAAGAAGAAATTGAATTAGATAAATTAAGAAAACAACAAGACTTTTAAAGGAAAATAGTTAAATGGCTTTAAGTCCTAAAGATGAGTTAGTTATAAGAAAAGGTATTCAAGACGGTAAGTTTGATGAACAAACTACTGAAATAATGATAAATGCCTTAAAAGGTGATGAGGGGGCATTAAGTCAAATTTCTCCTTCTACTCCTTATTCTGCTCTTAAAAACAGATTATCTTCTAACAGAAAAAATAAAATTACTACTTCAGGAAAAGATTATTTTGATAAAGATGTAGATTACAAAACAGGAGTGCAAAACTTAGGCTTTAGGTCTAAGTGGGCGAGAAGAGATAACGATGAAGAAAGAGATTTATTTCTTAATAAATCTGTTGGAGAAAAAGGTATTGATTGGGATAGAGATACCCAAGGTCGTTATGTTCTTACGCCAAGAGGACAACAAAAAATTGGTCTTAATGCTACAGAAAAAAAGTTAGCTATTGATGAAACGGGTATGTCATTTGATGATGTTATAGAATTTTTTTCAGCT